TATATTATTAACATAGGATGAAGGAGAATGAAAATGGCTTTTACTTTTGCAAATGAACTGATCTCAGATCTTCATAAAGATGCTTATGGTTTTCGCCCATCTCAACGTTTCTTTGATGATTGGAAATCATATTCTGACGAAGAGAAGCAAGAGGTTTGGGATGCTTTGATTCATACGATGGAGTATAATCAAAAAGAAGAAGCTCGTCATGAAGCTGATAACCTAAATAAGTTTCGTGAAACGGTTCGTAAAGTAATGAATACATGTGGTGTAGCATGGAACGACGCTATTGATTATCTTTGGGATGCCGAAGATGATACTACTGATTTTGATTATTTCCTTTGGAATTATGGAATTGGTTATAACGATCGTCGCAATATACGTAAGCTATATGAGGAGGCTGCACAATGATGTTAAGTGGTGATCTGCAGGGAGCAATGGTTTTACATATTCTTGAGAAAGGATGGCATCAGCCTTTCGTTGATGGTAAAGCCAATGAATATCAAATAGAAGAAGCTATTACGGTTGGTTTGTATCAAGGAGACATACCTCCTTTAGATCAAGATGACGTTGATGTCATAATCTCTCTGGTAAATGATTTAATTAAAAATTATGGTACAGTATGAAAAAAATTATATTAAAAGGCAATGCTCATTGGTTTGAGGCTTTTTCTAAACCCATAACAGCATTTAAAGCATTGCCTAAATGGTATAAAGATACTAAGATTGATGGACCAATTAAACAGGCAATGTTTAACACCAGAAATGATGGCACATTGAAAAAATGTGTTCCATTTCTAGATGCAATGACTGCGGGGTATGTTATTACGGCTGCTCAGGATTTTGGTATTAAATTATATTATGATAAGGAAGGAAAACATAATTGGCATTCTGAAAGCCCTGCACCAACTCTTCCACAGATTATTTCTTCTCATACATCACCTCAATTGGGGCCGTATTGGAAACCGTTTAAGGATTTTGTGACCTTAAAATATGATAATCCATATGTATTAAACACACCTCCTGGGTATAGTTTGCTCTATACACCTTTACTAAATAATTTTGAATTACAAAATAAAGGCATTCATTTTTTATCTGGTATAGTTGATGCTGACAGGTTCCCCATTGCTGTTGCGCTACCTTTTATTTGTACTAATTTTGATGATGAAATAATAGTAGAAAAAGGTACACCATTGGTTCAGGCAATTCCCATTAAAAAAGAAAATTGGGTTATGTCAGAGGCTATTATGGATTCTAATGAATATGAATCTAACTACAATAAATTAACCACAAAATTTAGGGATGCTTATAAAAATATGTTTTGGAATCAAAGCAAATATAGATAGGAAAGAAAATGTTTAAATTCATTATACCATTACTTTTAGTTGCAGGGTCGGCCGCGGCAGATAATGTTGATCGCATTAAGATCTATGACCATACAACAACGGTTGTTACTCAAATCCCTACTACTCAGACCCGTTGTCAGAATGTAGAAGTACCAATCTATCAAGAAGTGCAGAGACAAGGTGATGCAGCTGGTGGTGCGTTAGCCGGTATGATTATTGGTGGTCTTCTTGGCAAAGGGGTTTCTGGTAATGATGATGGAGCTGCTGCAGGTGCTGTGATTGGTGGTCTTATAGGGGCTGACAAAGGCTCTAAGCCTAAGACAGAGCGGCGAATAGTTGGATATGAGACTCAACGTCAATGTAGTGAAGTTGTTGTATATGTGGATGAGAAAGAAGAGCGTTACAGCCACTCTACAATTCGTTTCTATCTGAATGGTAAGCGTTATGTATTGGAATTTATAAAATAGGAGTTTATTATGGGTTTTGTAATTTTACTAACATTGTTTGCATATGATAATCAAGAGTTCTTAGAAATGGAAAAAGCTAAACGAGCTGAAGGTTATACGTGGCAACAAATCGAAGGCGGTTGTCGTGAACCATATCCTGGTTTTGTTGAGGGTAAGGATTATATTTCACAGGGGAAAACTGATACACATCCAGGATATGTTTGTCATCAGTTAACCAAATAATGGCTTGGTTATTGGTATTCATGACATACTGGGATGGTCAGATTATGACAGTTGGTAATGGTGTGTTTGAAACTCATATAGAATGTTTTGCTGAACGTGAAAAGCTCAGTACTGAGGTTGGTGGTATGAATGGATACTTTCCACCTAACATGCAAGCCATATGTATGAAGATAGAGTTGAAAAAAGATTCTATATAGGTTATAATGATTCCGTAGCTCAACTGGATAGAGCAACTGACTTCTAATCAGTAGGTTGAGGGTTCGAGTCCTTCCGGAATCACCAGATAAAGGTAACGATATGCAACTAAGTTGGGAAAAAATTAGAGATCCAGAAACATGTGAATTATATCATGTTATGTGGGATCCTATTATATCAAAAGAAGTTGCATCAATACATAAGGTAAAATTTAAAAAACCTTATCAAGTAAAAATATTAGATAGAGTACCTTGGCATCGTAAAACACTTAAACAGGCTAAAGCAGATTGTGAATGGATATATGGCAACACAAAATAGTTTTATGATCTTTGGTCTACAACGATCTGGTACAACATTTCTTGAAAAACTTATTACATATAACTATGATGCTACGGTTGCCAACGGATCTATATGGAAACATCAGTTAGAAGTTCCGGATAGTGATATACCATCTGTAGCAATTATTAAATCTCCATATACATGGGTTGAGTCTATAGCATGGCGTGAACCAGCAGACATTGCAAAAACATATCCTGAGGTTACAGAACCCGGAAAAATAATGATAGACAATTCTTATGGTGAATGTATCTTAAATCTTCATAATTTAATAAACCTATATTGCAAATGGTTTAATAATTGGTATGAATCAGCCACACATTTTTTTAGATATGAAGATCTTCTGGTTGCTCAAGACCAACAAATCCAATTGGGTCGTTTAGATTTTGTAAGACCTTATGATGATTGGGAGGCTCCTGCATATGGAAGCCTGTTTATGTCTGAAGGATTTAAGGGTGAAGATCTTTTTTATTATAAAAGCCAAACGCCCAAACATCTCACAGACAACCACATTGATATTATAAATGATGTCTTGGGGAATGATTTTTTTAACGAGACTAAGTATAAGAGGATAAGATGACACAAGTTCTAGTATATAACACAGGACCTGGAACTGAATTCCAGAGAGTTATGATTGGCGAGACGACTCTAGAAATGGCACTCCGAAACTACCTAGATCAGGATCCTGAGCTAAGAGAAACCAAAAAAGCTGAATTTGAAGCTAATGGCCGCGCAATATTTAACCGTACTGCTGAAGAATATGAAATAGAATTAAAAGAAAATTCTTAAAAAATTATAACCCATTGATTTTAAACGAAAACAAAATGCACTTTTCTGCACTTTTTTTCGTGTGCCCGGGGTGAAATCTCTGAAATAATCATTATATTAATAATATAAGATGAAGGAGATCAAAATGGAAATCATCGTAAAACATATGGATCGTAACGAAGTAACAGGTGATATGGAAGGATATACATCTGTAGCGAAGGTTGATGTATCTGATTTTGTTAATCATGGTACCAATGAAATGTTGGAGTATGCATTCCGTTGGACTAACAACGTAATGGGTAGCTGGTCTAAGAAGATTGGTGAAGATGCTAATGATGATGTAACAGTTCTTGTTGAGCGTGAAGATGGTTTGGGACTTCGTTCTACATCAGTATTTGATCGTATGGAGCTTGACGGTGTTGAGTACGAAGTTGGTATGGTAGGATTCAAGGAGGTAGCATAATGTCTATTAAAGTAATGCATGAGCAAAAAGAAAATCGTCGGACTGGCAACATAGAAGGTGAGACAATTTATTTTGAATCATCAGGCTGGTGGGGTAGTGGTCCTATCTCATTCCGCCGTAGATATGGTTCTTGGTCAATGTCTACAACATCAGGTGGTCAAAGCCAAGGCATTGATGTTCTTGATCAGATTCGTGAAATGAAAGCAATGTTAGATTATGCCGAATCAGCTATCTTAGAGTATCGTGCAGTTGAGCAAGAGTATGACGGTCTGGAGATCGTGGAGTAATGAGATATGTTGAATTCGAAGGAGAAGAATATGATGCTCGGCATGGAGGTCCTTTTGATCGCGGATCGGCTGATTCGTATTATGGTCGTCGCTTTGATCCTCATTTTTTTATCGGCGCAACTAATACTACACCTCGCGTAGATAGATCGGGAATGTCTGATCGTCAAGTGGAGGAGTATTATAAGGGTTATGCTTATAATGAATCCACTGGAGATAAAAAGGATTGGGGATGAAGTTCGTTCATGATAACCAGCCAGATAAGGTATACTATATCACCGAGTCTTGGCATGGTGGCGGAGCAACAATGAAAGAACACTTTAACGGTTGCTTTCGTACTAAAATTGAGTTAAACTCTAATGAGTATAAAAAAATGTTAGAAAGGTTGGCTGAGAATGGCTGGAAAGAATCTATTCGCTAGTGAGTTGAAAAAAGAGCTTACAAAGTTTCGTAATGCGGAAAAGCGTAAGCAGGCTACCTTTATGAAGAAACAGGCTCGTCAGGCTAAAGTAAAGCGTGAGGATCGTTCTATGCTTCGTAAAGAAGAGATGCATTGGACTGATGCATCTAAGTATGCTAAACAATATTATGGAGAGACCTTCTATGAAACAACAAGACATGATAACGATTGGGATTAAGGCAATAGGTGTTATTGCCTTAATTGGATTTGGGGTTTGGTATACAATACATGTATGGTCAGATTGTCTTCAAGAAAATTCTTTTTTAACATGTGGAAGGATGTTGTATAAATGAGTGATACTCGGCAACTAGAAATGAAATTGCATGAGCAGGCTGATCAGATTGGTTACCTGCGTCATGAAGTAGCTAAGCTAAAGCAACAGCTTGAAAAGAGTGATGCTATTCTTAAGAATCTCTGTGAAAGGTTATATGTGCAGGGATGACCGGAATTTTTTATGATACAAAGGAAATGGAAATGATTTTACAAGAACAAGAGGACGGTACTATGACATATGATCGTAGCTGGATGATTCAGGAATTGCATAAGCGGGTCTGTCGTGTAATCTTTACTAAGGTTAATGGTGAAACGCGGGATATGCAATGCACTCTAATGGAATCAGCATTAACCACTGCTGGTGATAAACATGATCCTAAACGCCAGCGCAATGAAGATACAATTGCTGTTTGGGATACTCTAAAATGTGAATGGCGTTCATTCCGTGTAGATCGCGTAATTTCATTTACATAAATATAATCATGTTTGATATAATTTGGATACTTTTCGCTGCGGCTTCTTTCTGTTCCTTTATGATCGGTAGATCATGGAGTAATAGATTTCCGCCCGAATTCATCATTGAGAATACTATAGAGTATTTAATCGCCGAAGGCTATATACATGCCGAACGAACCGAAGATGGCGAATGGGAAATAAGTAAAGTAGATTAATGAAAAAACTTGCAATTGTCGGTAAAGGCACCATTGGCTGCCTTGCCATTAATTATTTTTTACAACGTACTGATTGGCATATTGATTGGATATTTGATAGTAGTATTCCTACTACATCAGTTGGCGAAGGAACTACATTAGCAGTTGCAAAACTTTTACAAACATTTGATTGGACCAATAATGCTATGTCGGAATTTAATGCGGTTCCTAAATTAGGCATTTATAAAAAAAATTGGACTGAGGAAACGTTTTCACACTCTTTTCCTTTTGGTGAATTTGGTATCCACATGTCCGCAGTTGATCTCCAAAATAAGATATATGATTTTGTAAAAACCTCACCACGCATTAATATTATTAACATGTATGTAGAGAATCCAAATGATCTTGACGCTGATCATGTAATGATTTGTTCTGGCTCTCCTAAAGATTATAGTGATTATACACCACTTGATCATGTATCGGTTGACAGTTGTTTTGTGACACAGTGTTATTGGGATCGCCCAGAATTTATGGAAACATTAACTATAGCCCGGCCCTATGGTTGGGTGTTTGGCATCCCCATACAGAATAGATGTTCTATTGGTTATCTTTATAATTCTAATTATACTTCTCTGTCAAATATAAAGAAGGATGTACAAAGTGTATTTGAAGATTTTGGTTTGACACCAAGTGATACTACAAATCATATACAATTTAAAAGTTATTATAAAAATAATAATTTTTCAAATAAAGTTGTATATAACGGCAATGCATCATTTTTTGTAGAACCATTAGAAGCAACAACGTCAGCTTCAGCCATTAAGATAATGAATACAGCATTAAATTTATGGCACGGTGTGTTTCCATCCGAGTTTGCACAGAACCTATATGAAAATGAAATTAATGCCGTTGAGTCAATCATATGCATGCATTATATGTCAGGCTCTACATTTAAAAACGATTTCTGGAATGACGCAAAAAAACGTTCCACACAAAAATTACAAAAAGATTTTAAAGAAGGATCTGAGTTTAGTAACATAGTCAAATTGGTTACCAAAGAAAATATAGATCATATGGAGATGATGAACATTGAACTTGGTACATGGGAAGCCCAAAGTTATAAATTTAACATTGAAAGACTTGGTATCAAAGACACTTTAATTGAAATGGCTAAAAATAATTCGTGACATTTGTTTCGTTTGATGTTATAATAAATTATATGTTGGAGGATACAAATGGTCAAACCTTTAAAGAAGAAAAGAGTTCTCACACCAAAGCAAAAAGAAGAGTTGACACTTCGTTTGGAAAAAGCACGGGCAGCTAAGGGCCCCGCTAAGAATGTCAGCGTACATGAATCCATTAGAGATCTGACTGATGATCATCCATTATCACCTAAGAAGGTTCGTAAATGGATTAAGGATCAGCAATTGAAACTTCGGGCCATGAAGGCGTTGAAGAATTCTAATGACCGTAAGGAAAAAGCTGCATATCATGTTGAAGAAGGTTATCTACATAATATGCAGGCCTATATTAGAACTGGTATCTGGCTTGATAATAGAGCAGGCGCTGATAGAGAACAAAAAGTAAAATTACGTTGTACACATTTAGCTTATGATAAGAATGGCAATGTAAAAAGAACATTAGGCGTCTACTATCCTGATTTAGGAGGTGAGTGGACTTTAGAAATGGAATTAGGAAATAATGCAGGAAGAAAGATTTCTAACAAAGGCAAGGTTCACAAAGCTCGTAGAAAGAATCGTAAAAGAGCATAAGTCATCTTACATGGATGCAATCATACATGTTTGTGATGATGTTGATTTAGATCTAGAGGATGTTAGAAAATACATAGCCCCAGCCATAAAAGACAAACTTGAAGCTGAGGCTATGAATTTAAATTTTTTACCAAAAGGCAACACTTTGCCGATTGACTAATACTATATAATTCTTTATAATGATATAGTGGACAATAAAATACACAAAGATATACAATTAATATACGGAGAATACATATGAGTTTTGCAGCACTAAAACGTAACCGCACAGACCTTTCGGCTTTAGTAGAAGCAGCAGGTAATGCAGGTCCAGAAGAACAGAAGAAGCATAATGTTACTGATGATCGTTTCTGGCAACCAACTCGAGATAAGGCTGGTAATGGTTATGCTGTAATTCGTTTCCTTCCTGGAGACGCAGAAGCACCTACTCCTTGGGTGCGTTACTGGGACCATTTCTTTAAGGGCCCAACAGGTCAATGGTATGTAGAGAAATCTCTTACATCTATTGGTCAAGCCGATCCATTAGCAGAGATGAACTCTAAGCTTTGGAACCAAGATGGTTCAGAAGAAGCAAAGCGGACAGTTCGTGAACGTAAACGTAACCTACGTTATGTTGCTAATGTGTTGATTATCTCAGATCCATCTGCACCAGAGAATGAGGGTAAAGTAATGCTCTATCGCTTTGGTAAAAAGATCTTTGATAAGATTATGGATACAATGCAACCTCAGTTCCCTGACGAGAAACCTATCAATCCATTTGATATGTGGGAAGGGGCTGACTTTACATTGAAGATTCGTAAGGTAGAAGGTTATCCGAATTATGATACATCCGCCTTTAAGTCTGCATCAGCCATTCCTGGTAGTGATGAAGAACTAGAAGCAATCTATAATCAACAACATGATCTATCAGAGTGGACAGATCCTAAGAACTATAAGACATATGATGAATTGCAATCTCGTCTGGCTGTGGTATTAGGTGAGTCTTCTACTCCAATGACAGCAAAGGTCATGGAGAGCCTAGACGATATTGATTCTATTCCGGGCTTTGATTCTCGTCCAGCTCCTACAGCAGCTACAGCACCCGAACCAACTATTCGTACGGCTGAGTCTTCTATGGAAGAGGATGATACAATGAGTTATTTCGCTAAGCTGGCAGCGGAAGACTAAGAAAATGGATATACAAGGGGCTTCAAAGAATATGCCGTTTAATACGATCTATCCAAACTCGGAGAATATTCCGCCCCCTGTATATCCTACCAAAGAAGCCAAAAGAGTTGTTGAGCCGTCTACTCGTGCTTCGATTAATATGGATGTTTTGAAAAAGTATTATGAAGCAAAAGACAGAATGACGGAAACTATTAATGATGAAAGATTACAGAAATACCTTAATGCTGCGGAATATCGCCCAGGGGATGTTGTAGATATTGAGGTATAGAAACCCATCCCTGCAGTCTGCAGCTCAGGAATGGTCGGTGAGTCGCTGGTACCGATTGGAAAGCTAGCCGGGTGCTGTACTGCGAAACGAACAGATAGAAAGGGCGTCACCTAGGAAGGGCGCCCTTTTGATTTAATTATTAACTGTAAGATCGTTTGTTACGGTCGTAACGTTTTGAGGTGGAAGTGGGGGTATATCACTGCCTCCACCTGATGCAGAACCATTTACAGTATTGGTATCTCCACCATTAAAGATATAGGTATCACCGGATTGAGTAATTGTTCCACCTTCTATGAGTCTTGAAACAATATCATTTACGGCTCCGCGTTCTGCATAGGCTTGAGTACCTATTCTGGTTTTTCCACTACCACTACCTCTAAAGAATCTACTGCGAATACCGAAGAGGCCGCGGCCTGCCATTTTTTCTAGTCTTCTGGCACTTAGATTTTCAATAGGTAAGAATCCATCATTTGGATCTTCATTTGCCACAACATTATAATCCATTATTTGTTTATAGCTATCCCATGTAGTATAATCATCAGGATCAAATCCAGGAGCCTTTTCTGGGAATCTAAAGAAATGTTTTTCTTGAGCCCATGTCTTTAATTCTTCTGTGGACATTTTCATTAGTAATTCACAATAGACACCCCATTCGCCTTGAGGCATACCTTGGCCACCAGTGGTTTTTATCCAATCCTTCATACCTTTTTGAATTGCTAATAATACTGCTATAGCACCTTTACCTCTATCAGCAGCAACTTTTTCCATATCAAAAGCAGCTTGAATCATAGGTGCATCAATAGAACCATCAGCTAAAGAGCTTGGAGCTATCATCATTTGTAGTGCGGCACCAGGCACTGACCCTGCAATTTTAAATGCAGCTGATATTGTCTTGCCAGGTATTGATACCCCACTCACAAGAGTTCTACCAATCATATTGTTGAGAGGGTTGTATTTTCCCTTTGTGATCGTTTGGGCTTTAGCTAATACATTTGCGGCTGTTTCTGCTGCAGCTTCAACTGGATTAAGAGCAGCCACAAAAGCTGTTGCCCCTACTCTGTTCCTTATCATCATACCATAATTTTTATATCTATTTCCTCTACCTCTTTCATCATTCATAGCGGTGAATCTACGGTTTGGATCAATAGACTTGGTAGGATCTGCTACTAGTGGCTTAGCGGTAGTTGTATCTATTTTAACCGCGGATTTAGATGTGTCGGGAGAGGCTAACGCCTGTGCTTCTTTTCTAACAACCATTGCATCGGCACCACCTGTAAGTCTAGTAACTTTACCATTCTTTACACTGTAATTTTTTCCAGTAGCATCCCTAAAGGTATTTGTACCAACATTTTTTTGGAGATCTAATTTTTTCCCCTGATAATCAACTGTTACTTTTGGAATTGGTTTTGGTAAAGTTGGTGTTACTTTTGTAACCGGCGATGGTGGTTTAAGTGTAGGTGTAACCTTTGATACCTTAGGTGTTGTGTAAGGAACCTTGGTATTTTTTTTAATCTCTGAATTCTGAGATTGAATATCATTTAATCTTTGATTAATTTTGGCAATACTTAAGGTAATGTTTTGATCTAATGGATTCAATACAGTTTCTACAGCTTCTTTGACCTCTGTCTTTTGTCTTGAATCCAATTTATCTACAAAAGCTTTTATTGCTGCAGCACCTGCTGCTAGGCCCAAAGCACCTTGAGCCAAAGCACCCATTGAGGGTCTGCTGGTTTCACCCGAAGATTTGTCTACTCTAGAACTTGCCTTCTGCGCCTGAAGTTTTTTATTCTGAGCCTCTAGTTGATCAAACTTATTTCTGTCTTGACTTTTTAAAAAGGCCGTAAAGTTTTTATTGAGTCCCTCAACACCATCACCGACACGATTAATGCCCTCAAGAGTATCGGCATTAAGTTTCTTTTGCTCTTCGAGCTTCTGGGCTAGGTTTGTTAAACTCATTTAAATACCCTGCGCAACCTTTCTTTCTTCGGCTATTCTTTTCATTTGCTCGATCAATAGATTTACATAAATTTCTCTCTCCCATGGCATCATCGATTCTATGTCGCTGAGTGAATAGTTATGGTTCTCCATTAATTGAAAATTCACTTGATAAAAATTCACTAGTGTGTCATGTGAGAGAGCTATTAAAAAAAATCCTGTAATCCCTGTAATGTATATTTATTCTCTTTTTTACATTTTTCACAAGTAAATTCTGCATCATGTTTCAATGATGGTAGATTGTTTACATATTCCAAAATCTTTTGATAGTGATCAGTAGAAAGACTATCCATAAATTGTTTAATTTCTTCTTCCGGTTCATCTTTAAATAAGAATGTATCATCTTCTGTATGAAGTGTTTGTAGGCACATCAAAGATAAGTTATAAAGAATCTCAGTATAGCTTTCACCTTCTAGGATCTTTTCTTTTTGAATTGCATCCTTATATTTTGGAAATCCCATTACCAATTCAATATCATCATTTAATTTGATTTTTGGATTTGGAAATTCTTTTGATTCAATCTTAATAGTAGATACATCAATATCAACTGAGTTGGGATGCTCACATTCACATCTCAGCAAGATAGTACTTGTCTCACCAACTGACTTTGATCTAATCTGTAAGAACATATATTCAACGTCAAATGTCGATAGATTATTAATGTCTATATCTTCTTCGATACATTGTTTTACTATATCAAGAATAGCCTGAGCTGCCATTAGACTATCATCAGATTCAAATGCCATAAGCAATACTTTTTCTTCACCTACATTGTAGGGTCTAAAATGAATCTTTTGTTGGAGAGAAGGTAATACTGTATTAAATTTAGGATAATTGTTTAGTTTGGGTAGAGCCATTTCAAAGCCTCATTAATTAAAAAATATTATTTACAAACCCTATAATGTTAGATCTAATTGTACTAGTCAAAGCATCTTTAAGATTTGATGGAGATACGATAAATGGAGCTTTCCAGTCAGTAAAACTTAATTGAATATTTAATTCAACTATACCATCCATCTCATTGTTTAATTGTATTGCATTCATAGTTGTTGGGAATGCATCAATAAGTTTACATTTATAGATCACAAGATCGTTTAGTTGATCATTAAGACCCAAAATAGTTTCGCCAAGTTCAAAGTCAGAAATTTTAGGAAGAACATTTCCTATACCACTTGAGAATTCCTGTCTATATCTTTGAGGTAGGCTCTTGACTTTTTTAAACTGTTCTATTTCAACATCTCTAGAATAGTCTTTTTTGTAACCTACTTCATATGTATTTGTGTTTGTTGCAAGGTTTTGCCATGTTTCAAAATATTCCCTTACACCATAATCATTAAGAACATGGAATGTCATAGACACATCTTGAATTAAAAATCCATTGGCAACACGCTCTTGTATTAAACCATAATTAAAAGTATTGGTAGTAATCTGCCTACCAGGTAATTGAACATCCCTACAAAGTATATTCATTTCCTCAGATCTAGCCCCAGGAAGGCTTGGAAGCTTTACGCGCCATAGGTTATTACGGGCAAGGCCACCTTTAGCACTTACTAAACTTTTAAACTGATCAACTGTACCAGCCATTAGATTTTCCTTCTTGAATCAGAATATACTTTGTTCTTACCAGCCTTTTGGAAATCAGCGGTAGGAAGAAATGTAGCAATCTCCCACTCAGGAGCTTCTACTCTGGCAAATCTACTTCTGACATGTTCATTTAAATAATGCTTTACACATGGTTTAAAGTGTTTATATTTACCGGCTCTCTTTAGTAGATTATATGAAACATTAAATTTAGTTGTCTCATCATATCTTTTGTTATTCGTAATATCTAACAGACTATCCAAGAACTTGGCTCTTAGTATTGGTGGTAGATAATGAAGATTGAGACCCAAGAATCCCTTTTCTGCGGGACCAATAACAATCACTAAAGGAAAGCTATCATAGTAGGGCAGAGTTGATTTTAATTTTGGGTCATAGAAAAACATATACATTGAACCAACGATTTGTCTATTCGACAATTGTATTGGTTCTTCTTTCATAAGAGCGTTTCTATTTACACTTCTCATAGCCGAAGCCTTACGACGAAACCATTCACGAGACTCCTGAGTTCGTGGTGTAATCCCGTTGCGGAAAGCTTCCATTTCTAATTTGTAAAATAAATTTGACATACCATTATTTATCTACGTTTTTTCACTTTTAGGGGTTTTAAAGGTTTAAGAGTTCTTTTTGGTTTGGGCAGAATACCCATTGAAGATAATTCTTTCTCTGTCCAAACCTGAAATCCCCAACCTCTATCAGCTGCATAGTTTTGAGCTGCAGCCCATTTATTCATATTCTTTATGTATGTCATTCCTTCAGAGATATACTTTTTTGTCTTGCGACCCTTGAACTCTGGTGGGGATGTTTCTTTCTCTGGTTTGATCTCAACTAAAAAAGTCTTGCCATCACTGTAGGTAATTTTGAGATCCATGAAGTAACGATGATACTTTTTGTCGACTTCATAGAAGTAGGGTATAACAACCTCTTCTGATGACCAAGAACGTATTGACGAATTTTCATCACACCACTTAAAAGCATTTCTCTCCCATAAAGATCTAAATATTACATTATCTGGATCACCTTTATACTTGGTTCTGTTCTTTACCTTATATCTTCCAGAATATGCCATAATTACCTTATAAATACTTTAAAGTTTTTTAATATTTATTAGGATAAAAACCGTTGCGTATCAAAATCACAGAAGGCAATTTGTCATATAACTTTCCAATAGAAAATAATAGTGACTATAAGGCCAAAGTTCAGTTTAGAGCTACCCAAGAAAGCTATGCAGGATTGTGGGATGCTGGTGTTTCAGTATTTGGCAGCCAGGTGCAAGCGAATATTCCAAATGAAAGCTTTATCCCAAATAAAGATCTAGCTAAGAAAGCACAACAATCTATTGATGTGCAAAAACATAAAGGTATAAGTTACTCCCAAAAGTTAAGAAACAACAAAACAATTAAAGGCTCCGTTGAATTATTTTTACCACAATCTATACAAATTGCAGATAAAATTGATTATACTCAGCCTGAATTAGGTATGCTTGGTGGAGCAGCCTTTATGGGAGCCAGAGCAGCTGCTATGGGTGCTTACGTTGGTGTAGGCACTATGATGGATGCCGGGTCTAAAATGGTAGGGCAGACACTTGGAGCTTTGTTTAATGGCAATCTTGGTAATACAGCCACTTCACTTGCTGTACAAAGAGCAGCCCAAAAAGCTAGTATGCCAGAGGTTTCAGGTGCGGTTGCATCAGCAACAGGCATTGCCGTAAATCCAAATAAAAGAAATATTTTAAATGGCATTGCTCTAAGATCATTTAGATTTACATTTAAGTTGATACCCCGCACCGCTGAAGAGTCTCAAAGGATAAAGGACATAATTTATTTCTTTCGAAAAAATATGTATCCATCTCTAACTGATGATTCTAAAATATTTGATGGTGAAGATGAAGGCATTGGTGCTACATCAGCTGGAAATGAAATTTTAAACTTTGAGGGTATGTCTGCTGGTTTAGAATACCCATGCAAGTGGGAAATTGAAATGTATTATCTTGGTGAAGATGTATATGGAGAAACCTGGACTAAGATAGGAACAGAAATTCTGCCATGTTTCTTAGAATCATTTGAAGCTGTTTATAACCCAAACACTATGGCATTTCATACAGATGGATCTCCTCAGGAAGTAGATATCTCTTTAACCTTTGTTGAAGAACGTGCCATGAATGCTACTGATATTAAAAAGCCCGCTCCATTAGAATCTACCTTTTAGAAAGTTTTAAACTATGCCAATGTTTGCTAATTTTCCAATTACAACCTATAATTTTGGTGAAGAGACATCAAATGTTTTATTTGATAATATCACCACCTATATAGATCTTGTTGATGAATTTAAAGATGATTTAAGTTATTACTCAGAATACTTTATTCAGGACGGCGAAAGACCGGACATACTTTCTTACAAACTTTATGGCACAACTGAATATTATTATCTATTTTATCTTTTAAATGATAAGTTAAGAGTAAGTGGCTGGCCGCTAGATGAATCTGAATTGATTGAAAAGGCAAACGAATTCTACCCACACAAAGCAATTCAGACTGATAACAACATAGCAGTAGGAATGTATAAAGGTGATTGGGTTGCATCTAGTGATTACAACACCGTAGAATATCCAAGCTTTAAAGGTAAGATCATAGAGAAAAATCTCATGCTTGGACAATTAATTGTAGAGCCAGCAACTGAGATCAGAGACATTAATATTACTAATCCAGGTTCTGGATATACATCCCCTCCCACAGTAACCATAACAGGTGGTAATGGTGAAGGCGCAACAGCAATCGCAACAATTGCCAATGGATCAGTAACAGCTGTTACCATTACTAACAGAGGCACTGATTATACATCTATACCTACAATTACTTTATCATCTCCTCAGGTTGGTGCTAATACAGCAACTGCTGATGCTCTTATTTCATCTACTACAATTAACGCAGGTGACAGATTATATTCAGATCCAGGTGAAGACAATATTGACAATTGGAACCAGGTACCAAGTTCTATTCCCAACTTTAGAGTTGTAGGAGTAAAGGATCAAACTCTTGGTATTCATCATTATGAAAATGCAGATGGGGAATGGATTGATCTGGATGTACTAAATACTGGTGGAGTTAATATATCCCAATTTGTTGGAGATACAACAGGTGCTGGTGGAGTAACATACCGCCAACAACTACGTAAAGAAAATGATGAATTAAGACAAATAAATGTTTTTCTTCCACGAATTGCACGACAGCTGCATTTACAATTTAATAAACTTTTAAGGGTTTAACATGGCCTATTTGACGCCAGAATCTTTTGATTTAGGTTCAGTATACTTTTATACAAATCGCATGTCGGTTGATAATCCTAATGTTGATAATAAAATTGACATTAAAGAGGGTATAAGTGAATTTAGTATATATGAACATCTAGGTAAGGCATATCTTACGGCTGAGATGATATATGTGGACGATCTTAATCTTTTTGAAATGCCTGGCATCATTGGCACTGAAAGAATTCAATTTAATATTTCTACACCTCTTACTGAATCCGAATCAAATGTGTTTACGACTACCAAAAACTTTGTCATTAATGGAATAAACAAATTTAATAAACACAATGAAGGTACATCCGTATATCATATTTCTCTTATAGAAGACCATGGATATTTTAATTATGTTCAGAAGATCAGTAAATCTTATTTTGGTAGTGGCGAGGATATTATACAAACTATATTAAAAGACAATCTTAAAAAAGAAATTGATTTTGAATTTAATGACGGTAATCCATTTAGAAAGTCAGTACAGGGTGATATGAGGTATAATGTACCATTCCTTAAACCTCTTGATGCAGTAAAGGCTATTCTTGGTAAAATTACAACTTCTCATGGAATGCCATATCTACTCTATTCAAGTATACACAGTGATAAACTTATTTTTACCGATCTAGAAACACTACTTGAAAAGGAACCATTTAATAAAGATAGAGCAGCTACGTTTAATCCGACCATGTCCTATACTTCTGGTAACTTTATAGAGCAGATGTATAATATAAGTAAATATTCAATAACATACTCTACAGCAGAAGATACACTTAAACTTGCTCAAAATGGCGGTCTAGGGTTTAGATATGAAAACGTTGATACTAATGATGGTACGTATTATAATCAAAGTATGAATCTTAGAAATTTTATTGTGCCTTGGTTGGAAAATATATTTGATAAAAATGCATTGGGCTTTTTGGTAGATGATGATGTATTTGATCCTGATCCTTCAAACCAGAATGAAACAAATGTATCAGCACCGACTTTAGGTGATTATAATTCTCAGGTGTATACTACTCTCAAGTCAAGTAACTTTGCGCCTAATAAAGAAAAAGGTATAAATGAGTCTCGTTCATTTCTTAATGATGTAGTAAGAGATGCTACTATGCATTATCTCACAAAAAATGTTTATGATATTGAAATGGCTGGTATGATATGGCTGGCCACTGATACGTCAAGAAGTGTAGGCGGCCAAGTTAACATTGCTGTAAATCAAGATACTGGTTTAAGTACTAATCAACATAATTATTCTTTAACAGATGATAAAAGATCTGGACCTCATTTAATAATTACTAAAAGACATCTATTCACACCCCATAATAAAAAAACAAGAGTAAGTGTTCAGGTATCAAGACTAGCCAACAGAGTATCTAAAGTAGGTGTTCGTGTAGTTGAGAATCAATCTTTGGTCGGGAGAGTATAATGTATTATGGAGATAAGACCCGTTGGTTTATAGGTACCGCAATTGAAATCAATAAAGATTTTCCTGGGAAGATTAAGGTAAGAATATTTGGTATTCATGGACCCGATATTGATAATGCCAATTTACCTTGGGCAGACATTTTAATACCCACCACAGAAGCCGGGACATCAGGTATTGGTAAAATACCTCAGATACATCCACCGGCTAGGGTTTATGGGTTTTTCTTAGATGGTGAAAATTCACAGTCTCCTATTGTATTAGGATCAATGTTTACCACAGAAAGAGAATCAGCAACCCAACAAAGATTGAGAACCACTGTCAATAGAGGTTCCACAAGCAGCAGTGTAGACGCAAGTAGTACTATTAAGCATGATGGGTTTATACAACCCAATAATCTTATAAAGAATTACAATACAGTTGAAAGGGCTGCTGGTGGTTACGGTTCATCAGCCATGGTAAAAAAATCTGTAATTATTATGAGTTATCTTACCCAAAATGGATATACACCATTACAAGCTGCCGGTATAGTAGGCAACCTCACAAAAGAAAGTTTTAATGCAAAGGACAATGTGTATTTTGATCCTACTGCTTTGGGTGACAACGGTAATTCTTATGGCTTGGCACAATGGAATAATAGTGCTAATGCAGGATTTAGATGGAATAAATTAAAAAATTATGCCAACCTTAGAAATTTACCCGAAAGTGATTTCTTTGGGCAGTTGGGTTATTTGGTTAATACTTTAAACGGTTCATTAGGTGGTAAAGATACTGATGCGTCAGAATATTCTTATGTGCATCGTAGGCTCATAAACAGTAATAGAATAAACGGTCCTAAAGGTGATAATAACGCAACGTGGGTTTTTCTTGATAGATATGAAAACCCTGCTAATAAGGATAGTGAGTATATTACACGGTCTAAATATGCAACAGATGCCCTATCTTGGTATGAAGCATCTATTAATGGAGTATAATTATGTCACTGTCAAATGATCTTAACTTTATTGCGGCTACCGTAACATCAACTGCTAAAAAATTAGACCACTCTGTAAAAGAAAAATTAAATGATGCCCAGGCCCAACAAATACTTGAAAATACATCTAAGGCAGGTCTTAAAGTAAATGAGGAAATAGGTGGTATAATATCTTTAAATGCCTCTAGTGATATGATTAAAAACGTAGAGGGTAGTATACCGACTCAATCTATAGGCCAACTACCAATCACAAAGCTTACTTCAAATATGAAAGGCCTGAAGGCAACACTAGAACCTGTTGCATCTACAGTGCTTAAAGAAACAAGTAAAAATCTTACTAATGCTACCCTTGCAGTTGAAACAAATTTAAATGAAGTTATATCGTTGGGGTCAATAGAAGCAATATCATCATCGCTAAAATCTATTGTACCTGACATTAAGGCAAATGAAATAAATTCTATTATTAAAGAAGCCGTTGTTGATGTATCAAAGCCCATTGTAGATCTAAAGGCTGCTGGTAGTAACTTTGATGAATTTTTAGAAGACCTAGATGAGATTAATGAAATTCTTGAAAAAAACCTTAACAATGTAATTGCAACTGTCGCTGGCACTAGTGGAGTAAAACCAGGTCTTGCCGGGCTTCTAAATAGTGTATCTAGTGATGTAATAAAATTTAAAAATGAAGCTCTATCTATTTTTAACATTGGATTTAATTCAATGGTTGAAAATGCTATTGAAAAATCCTTTGCCCCCGCCACAAATATTCTTAATGAATTTGCAACTAAGAATGGTATTCCTATAAAAATAAAAGATAAAGATAAAGCAGCAATTTTTACAAATATACAAAACGGAAATATTTTGGCAGCGGTCAATATTTTACAAAAATATAGTGATAGACCTCTAGATGATTTAGTAACAGGGGTCAGAAAAATTGATAATAGAATGTCAACATTTCAACATAAAAAATCAGAGGCTGCTGTTTCGGTAACTCCAGTATCAAGAGATCTTTCTAAAATAGAAGTTGACTGGAGAAATGGATATCCAGTAAATAATGGATATGATTATTACTTAGACTATATAGTATCTTCAGAAGAAGAATTAATTACAGAAATATCTACTATCAAGAGAGCTTTCACTGAAGTAATAATTGATTGTACTGGTACACCATCTGATGTAGCAAATGATATGTACAGCATTCATTATCATGAAGCCCGAGACTATATTAAAAGTAATGGGTTTCCATGGCACTATTATATTTTAAAAACAGGTATAATAGAAAGAGTGAGACCCGTAAATATTGAATCTATTAATGTTGGTGGTACTAAAAATCATGACAAGAGATCTATTATTATAATGATTGATGGAGGTACTACTACGCCATATTATGAAGACTATGATTTTAATAAACATGCCGTAAGAGATAAGGGTATTAATCAAGCCCAATATGCGACTCTAGAAAAGATACTTAGAAACATTTATTATTACTATCCGGGCACACAGGTTTTTGGTTATCATGAAATAAACAAAGAAGCATTTCCATATCTCAATGTACCTAATTACATTCAATCAAAATTTAATAAGAAAAATATTTTTAACCCATTTGAAAGAGATTCCTTGACACTTGATGAACTAAGAAGGGGCGGTGTATAATGTTAAGTAAAAGCAATCTAGCCAAAACTGCAGCGCAGAATCAAAAAAATAATCAGCATGAAGATATTACAGGTACTTACCCCACCATTGATTATGTTGGTGCTTTTAATTATTCTAAAGAAGCCTTAGGTAATAAAAGGACAGAACTTTATTATAATGGCGCAATTGATGGAATACCTATTGATAATACAGATTTGATTCAATCTGAATATCCCCTTAATCAAGTACAAAAAAGCTTTTCAGGCCACAGCTTTGAAATGGATGATACACCAGGTGCTGAACGTATCATTATAAAACACACTACAGGTGCAGGTGTAGAAATAGGTAAGGATGGTTCTATCTCTATTTCAACAATTAAAAATAGTATTCAAGTTACGGGTGGTGATCAATTTATTACAATTACTGGAGACGGTACAATTAATTATGGTGGTAACCTTGAACTAAATGTAACAGGTGATTTTAACATAAATTGTATGAATTTTAATGTAAAGACCAGAGGAAACAAAACTGAAAACATTAGTGGCTTTAGCAAATCAAAAAGTCTTGGTCAAGAGAATATTGTAAACGGCCCATCATTTGAGGTCTATACTCAACAGGTAACAGAATTGATGTTGGCCAATCATGATCATATGGTAAAGGGTGTATCTACTCATCTTGTTGAGAATGATATGAAAACCTTTGTAGGTGGAAATCTATACATGACAACAGAGGGCATCTTGGCTCAGTCTGCAGACGATATGAACCTATCTGCTAATAATATGACTGTGCAGGGTGGCACGGGTATTATTGGCGGTACTGCTGTTGACTTTGTCGGCAATGGAGCTGTATTTGATCAAGGAGTCAAGGCTCCAACATTTCATGGAGATCTAACAGGTAGAGCTGATGAAGCAATTTCGGCAGACACATCAGTATTTGCTGCTACAGCAGGAGCTGCACCAACTGGTCTGGCAGGAGCAGCAGAAAATTGGACAAATACAAATACAGCTGTGCCCGCAAACATTGAGGATGTAAATGCAGCAAACTATGCTGTACCAGATGCATCTTCGGTAGCCGAATATCTTACAAAACTTAATGGCGGTATTCGTAAGGTCAAGGTAGACAATAATAATTACATTAAAAACAAAATTGACCCTAAAGTAGATACTGGTGGCATTCTCTATAATATTGATGAGGTGACACCTGACTTAATTAGATCAAGACTTAGAAATAAAAAGAATGCTGAGAACAAAGCCTTCCTTGAATTTATTCTTAAAAATCAATTAATCAACAATAGTTATTTTGAAGAAAAAACACCAGCTGGTTATGGTAGATCAACACAAAGAGAGACATCGCCTGTTGTTGGTACTACTTCATTTGGTCCTAGTGGGCAGACTAATACAGTATCAACATCTACAAAAATTCCTACTAAAAATATTATACCAGATCCAGAATTTAATTATTTAAATCTCGGAGATATAACGTCTCGTACCAAGTTGTCAAAAAATATTACAATGGCAACTTTCTTGGGTACCAAAGATCCAACAAACATTGATTTTATCAGAGACCAAGAAGTCAAACGACAAATTGCAAAGTATTTAACAATACATGCAAACATACTTGAAATAGTTAATAATGAAAAAACGTTATTGAAAAATCTTATTGTAAAACCAGTTGAAAGTATTTACAGACCTGGTGAATTCGAAATATTTGATACCGGATCTGACACTGATTTAAAAATTAAGGGTCGATTGGTAATATATGATATTGTTGATAAAACCACAGGTAAATCTAATCCAACCCAAATGTATGATCTTGCTGTATTTCTTAAAGACAGAATACCATTTGATATCATTTCTCTTGAATATGATAATATTAATATTGTGGATGATGAATATAATGCTAGAATGGCTATCTATCTACCTGAATTAAATCAGGACTATCAGGGAGATTTTAAACAAAAAATTAATACCAAATTTAATGGTGAGATAGTATCGCAAAACGAGTTTATAGAACTACAAGCAAATAAGAAAGAAATTACACCCATACCATATACTGAAGAAATAAAAAATAATAAAACATTTGATTATAAAGTATCAATAAAGAATTCAACTATTGATCGTAAATATATTAAAGACCAATGGGTATTGAGAAACCTATCTGATAATGCTGAAGAAGTATTGCTTAAAATTCTTGAAAACGAATTTAGTGATCTTATGTCTTTATGCAACTTTCAAATCTATACAACACCACAAGGTATACTTCCCAAAACTAAAGGTAGTAGAAAAAAAACCTCTCAGCATTTAAAAGGTAAAGCCTTTGATATAAGTGTTGCTGGTTGGTCTAATGATCAAAAGAAATTATTTATTAACAATGCACTTACGGTAGGTTTCCAGGGCTTTGGGTTTTATCCAGAGACTGGTGAATATAACTTTATACACATTGATATGGGCCCAGCAAGGTGGTGGAAAGCAACAGAGTCTTGGGCGGGTGAGAGTGTCGAAAATGATTGGGTACCTCACATAAATAAGAATCGCAAACGAGAAAATCCATATTTAAGCTTATAAATAAGACTAAAGGTTGAGACATGGTAACAAGAGTAAAATCAGCAGAAGATGGTAATTTAAATGTCGGTACAATACGGGCCGCCAGAAGTGTGCCATTTTCTGATATTGATCTTACCTTTGCCATTAAGGATAATGGTGAACTTAGAAAGAAAAAAGAAGCGGCCGCAGTAAAGCAGGCCATTAGAAATCTTCTTCTTACTAACAAATTTGAAAAACCATTTAACCCCGACTTTGGTGGCAACCTAATAAATCTACTTTTTGAATTGGCTGGTAGTTCAACTAATATTATTTTGAAAAAAGATATCATTAAAACCATAAATGTATATGAACCACGTGCAAATGTATTGGACGTTTCTATACAAGATGGTACTGATTATAACTCAATATATGTGACAGTTACTTTTAGAGTAATGAATAGTAGAGAAGTAATTTCAACAACAACTGCTTTATCAAGGTTGAGATAGTATGGCAACAACAATAAAATCATCATCATTAGATTTTAATTCTTTAAAGAATAATCTAAAAACCTATTTGCAAAATAGTGAAGAGTTTGCGGACTATGATTTCGAAGCATCCGGTCTTTCAAACATTCTAGATGTGTTGGCACATAATACACATATGAATGGCCTCTTGGCAAACTTTGCTCTTAATGAATCATACTTATCAACTGCTCAATTAAGAAGTTCCGCTATCTCTTTGGCAGAAGGCATTGGTTACATACCCGACTCTGCAACAGCTTCTCAGGGCCGTGTTAGAGTATATTATACAACTTCTACTACACCACGTGAATCACCAGTAACTCTTCCGGCCTATACTCAGTTTAATGCAACAGTTGATAATGAAACATATACATTTCTTACAATTGAGCCATATGTTGCTACTGATGATGGAAATGGTTTTTATGAATTTAAGACTGATCTTGGTCTTAATGAAATTACAATTTATGAGGGCACACTTAAAACTAAAACATTTCTTGTAGGTGAATATCAGGATAATCCCGTATACGTAATTCCAGATACAGGTTTATTTGCCGATAGTGTTACCGTAAGGGTTTATCCAGATGCTACTTCAAGTGAATTTACAGACTATACAAATATTCTTAATGCAACAACTATTAACGCAAGTACCAAAGTTTACATCTTAAGAGAATCACCTAATGGTTATTTTGAATTGTCTTTTGGTGATGGTAATACGTTTGGTATTGCTCCCACATCAGGTGCTAAGATAGAAGTGATTTATCTTTCCACTTCAGGAGCTGAAGCGAATGGTGCTAATAGATTTACTGCTGCGCAACAATATACAACAGGTGGTGATAATTCAATTACAGTTGATTTGATTACTACGACCCTTCAAAGAAGTGTTGGTGGCAAGCCAAAAGAATCTATAGAATCAATTAGAAAAAATGCTCCATTCTCATATGCATCTCAAAACCGTATGGTGACAGCTGCTGACTATTCGTCTTTGATTCTTAAAAACTATTCCTCACTCATTAAGGATATTATTTCTTGGGGTGGTGAAGATGCAGCTCAGCCTGAATTTGGTGCCGTGTTCACTTCTATACTATTTGAGGATGGTATTTCAGATAGTACAATACAATCAGTTAAACAAGGTATAGTAAGTCTTGCCGAACAACTTGCTGTAGCGTCATTTAATCTAAGATTTGCAGATCCTGTTACTACTTATATTGAGGTTGACACATATTTCCAATTCAACCCAACTAAAACCGATAAAACATCTAATACTGTAAAAGATGAAGTAAACACAGTAGTCAGCAATTATTTTACTAATACTACGGGTGTTTTTAATAGTTCATTTAGAAGATCAAATATGTTATCTTTGATTGATGATGTAAACACTGCTGTGCTATCATCTCGTGCTGATATTAGAATGCAGAGAAGATTTACCCCAACTAATCCTAATCTAGTAACTGTAATTAATAATATTACTGATACTGGCAATCTTACAGGTGCCGAACTTGATTATGTTGTCAAACTAGTAAATTCAAGAAACTATAATGGCGCGGCCAATTTCCTTTTGGATTTCTCATCACAGAACTATACATCGATTCGCACTACACTGTCAACTACCGCTATATCAAATGTACAACAAATTATATATCCAGTGCCATTATCAGAACCCGATAATGATCAATATATTATAACAAGTAATACTTTTGTTTACAATGGTATTAACTGCCAATTGAGAAATGCTCTTAATAGTAGAACAATCAATATTATTAATGCCGGTTCAGGGCTCACCGTATTAGAGGGTGTTGGTACCTGGCAGGATAACAAAGTTACTATTGATTACTTTATTCCATCTACTATTTCAGGTACAGATACTCAAATAGCTTTGTCAGCAGTGCCTGCAAACCAAAGTGCCATTACGCCAATTAGAAACGATCTTTTGGTTTATGATCCAAATAGATCTTCGGTGAATGCTGTATTGGTAACAGCGGAGAACTAAATGAGTCATTCGGGCGATAAGACACTTTTAGACAATAAAAGAAATAATTTAAATCTTCACAGGTCTGAAGTAAAAAAACTTCTGCCTGCTTACTTTCAAGATGATTATCCTAAGCTAATTCGTTTATTGGAACTATACTATGAGTGGTTAGATAAGCAGGATGGCTTTGAAGATAAGATACACAGACTAAATGAAAAAAGAGATGTAACTATTGTTTCAGAATCTTTGCTTGAATTTTTAGAAGATGAATTATTATTAGGTAATGCCTACTTTGGTGGTTTCCTCAATAAAAGAGAAGCCATAAAATTTAGTAATCTTTTATATCGTTCTAAAGGTACTAAGTATTCCATTGAACAATTTTTTAGGGGATTCTTTGGTGTAGACCCGGTAATCATTTATCCTAAAGAAAGTATTTTCAAAGTTGGACCTGAAATTGATTATGAATTAAATGCCACAAATACTAACGGCGAACAGATTAAGCAACCTGCTTCAACACTCGGACCCGAATCCTTTAAATATATTACTGATGATAAATTATATCAAGTACTTTCAATTTTGATTAGGGTTAATATTCCTATTGATCAGTGGGTAGATGTTTATAAACTCTTTGCTCATCCAGCAGGTTTTTATATTGGATCAGAGGTTCTCATTGAAGTTGTAAATGAAAACTGGGATTATGATGGTGATACCAATGTTGGCCTATTTACACCATTCTCTGAAGAAGAGGGTATAAGTTATACTATGGAATTTGGTCCAGGCGAAGAACTTACTACATTTACAGCATCTACATCAATTGCTACTACCCAGCCTGATGCCTATGTAAGTGTAACAACAATCGAGGAAGAATAATGGGATTCCGAAGACAAGTTGTATATCAAAAAATTGATGATCTTGAAAATTATGGCTTGGAAGCTTTTGAAGGTTTTGATCTTGAAGAACTCTTTGATCCTAGTGGTGTAACCTTTGATGATAGTGATACAAATTCCGATGCGGAATTTAGTGATGCTGTGTTTATGGATGAGGATGATTATGGAAACGGTTTTTATGACAGTGTTGCAGCCCAGATAACATCATTAGTAAATGGTGCTACATCATTGCCTGAACGCTGGACCTTTTTACAGGAATTGGTGGGTATATACCAAAAAGCTGATATTACAAATACAGCAACAGTAAGTACAAATGATGTGCAGGCTATTTTAAATTTTAAAGCTGGTAATAACTCTAATACATTTGAACAAGATAATTGGATAAGAAAACATATTTTACCCTACAATACTTTATCACAACCAAGTGTTTTGACTTCTAGGTTTGATCAAAATAAATGGTATACAAAATATGATAGTATAAATGATTTTGATTCTATAGGTAGAGCATTAGTTGGTACAGATTCCATAGGATATCACGGAATTACTCAGTGGTGGTAGTATAAATAATACAAAGAAAATTGGTAGGCAGATAAATGGCTAGACAAATTATTAACACAGGTACAGTTGCTAATGATGGCACAGGTGATACATTACGTGTTGCTGGTACCAAAATAAATGAAAACTTTGCTGAGTTGTATTCGACCGTTGGTGGTGACGTTGGTGGATCAACAAGATTAACCGATAGTGGTGTTACCTTCTTGGGATTATCATACAATACAAGACTTGGTTTTGTTGAAGGCACATCACTTGTATCTATTGACCTGCCAAATACTGGTGGTACATTATTAGTTGATACGGCAACACAGACAATTACTAATAAAACCATTAGTGCGGATGATAATGATATATCCGGTTTGCCAGCTTCTAGTTTTGTAATTACTAATGGTTCTGGAGTTGTTGATGGTGCAGCTTCTGCCAAAGCAATTCCTTCTGGTGCTGTGGTTGGTACGACCGATACACAAACCATAACCAATAAAACACTTACTAGTCCGACAATTTATAGACCCAATATTCAACAGTCTCTAAGAGATTCTGCAGGATCTGACATTATTAGATTTGTAACAGTAGGTTCGGCTAATTCAATTCAGGTTTCTAATGCAGCAACAAGTAATAAACCAAAAATTGCTGCTGTTGGTAGTGATACTAACGTAGGCCTAGATATTAATGCTAAGGGCACTGGACAAATTAATCTTAATTCATCTTTAGTATTGGGTAATAATTCTATTGATTCTGCTGCTCCTACACTAGCGGCATATATGAAATCCCCCCTTACTATTTTTAATCACAGTGCATCAATTGCCGCAACCATGCCAAATGGTACTACAGTAGGTCAAAAGAAAACCTTTGTCAATAAAAACACAGGCACGGCAACAATTACTAAGACAGGTAGTAACTTAGGACCACATAATACATTTGCTGTAGCAAGGTATGGATCAGCTTCATTAGTGTGGGATGGAACTGAATGGATAGTTCTTAACGATCCAACATCTACATACTTAACATTTACATAAGAGATAAACCATGGTAGCAATTATTACTAAAAAATTAAAAAAACTTTTTATACAGGATTTGCTTGATCAATACAATGTTGAAAACATTGGTGATTCAAATAATTACTATTACATTGGTTTAAGTAAATCTCAACCATATAATATAGAAATTGGGGGTACAAACTCAGTATATGATCCTGATCCATCTGATTGGGATGAACGTAGTTTTAGAATGTCTCTTCAATCTGTAAAATTAGCCGAAGCTGTATCATTTGTAGTACCTATTGAAACCTGGAGTACTAATACTAAGTATTTTCAATATGCTGATAATCTTCAACAGGACCCAAGATTTTATGTACGTACAAATGATAACAATGTATATGTTTGTATTAGGCATGGTAAAAACGCGGTTGGTACACATGTTGAATCAACGGTAAAACCTGATCATACTGATACCACATTGCCTATTGAGTCTGATGGATATGTATGGAAATATCTTTATACTATTACAACAACTGATGCTAACAACTATCTTACTGATACGTGGATGCCCGTAAAGTATGTTGATTCTGCAGCTGCTACTGCACCTGAAGCTCCACAAAAAGCTGTACAGGATGCAGCCATTGCAGGGCAAATTATTGGGTATAGAGTCGTTGCTAATCAAGCTGGTGCTGCAGCACAATATTCACAAGCACCATCTTTGACTGTAGTTGGAAATGGTTCTGGTGCAACTGCAAGACCTATTATGTCAGCAACTTCAGGAAACGCAACTATTGTGGCGGTTGAGGTAGGAGACTCAGCTAATGCAGGAGCAACTGGTTATGGTAGTTTGTCAACCTATATGGGTAGTAATTACAAATATGCCAATGTTGAGGTAGATAATACTTACTTGGTTTCTGGTGCTGCACCTACAATTTATCCTGTATTCGCTCAAGACTCTGGTATGGGAGCCGATCCCACAGTTGATCTTAAAACTAGAGCTATTATGTTTAACGTTAAACCCACTGGCACTCAAAATAGCAAGTTCGTAATTGACCAAAATTACAAACAAATTGGTCTTATTAAAAATCCAAGACAATATGGTTCAAATAATTTATTTACAAATGCTGAAGGCCTTGGTCTTAAAAAATTAAGAATTAGTCCAAAGCCAGCAGGAGCCGTTGGAGATCCATCTACTGGATATGCATTAACATTTAGTGATAATACACTTATTAATCAAACCACTGGCACAAATGCCGGTGCCAAAGCTTATTTAACATGGTATGATGATTCAGATACATTATGGTACCATCAAGACGAATATACAGGATTTACACCATTTGATTCTGGTGAAACTATTACTATTGATGGTAACAATGACCTAAGTACGACATCTATTTTTGGTATCTATAACACTGATACCCTACCAGCAGGTGCAGGCGCAAATGGATATACATCATTTAATCCTGATATAGATAATTACTCTGGTGAAGTACTTTTCATTAACAACCAACCTGCAACTACACGTAACAGACTTGGTACTGAAGACATCAAACTTGTAATACAACTTTAAAGGTATAACATGGCTACTCAATATACACAAACTACATTTTTAAGTCAGTATAATGATGACTATCGAGACAGTGATCACTTTCATCGTATATTGTTTAATAACGGTCGTGCTTTGCAGGCTCGTGAACTTACTCAGATGCAGACCATTATTCAATCTGAGATTGCACGTATTGCAACATATCTTTTTAATGAAGGTGCAATTCTTAATACTAACGTAAGCCTTGCATCTGGTCCCAATGAAGGCGCCTTTACATTTATTAAATTAGACAACCTTTCAAACATTGCAACGCCATCAGCCTTAGTTGGTACAGAAATTACAGATGGCACATTATATGCAACTGTAAAGGCTGTTATACCATCAGAAACCGTAACTCGTAATGGTGTGGTAGTTACAGACCCTGATACACTTATTGTAAAAATGGGTAAGGGTGAACCAAACGTTGATACGTCATCTACAACTCCTGAACTTAATTCTTTAAGATTCCAAGCAGGTGCCACTATTACAACAGATGAGGGATCGGTAACTATAAAAGTTGGTACCGATGTTGTGGGCACTTGTACTCTTATTGATACTCCTCGTTTTGAATCATTTGCTGCTGGCCATATGATTATGGTTGAAGCCCAAACTTTAGTTATTGATAAGTATTCTCCTACAGGATCAGGTATTGTTGGTTTTAGAGTAAATGAAGAAATAATTACTTCTGGCGACAATGTAGCTCTATATGATAATTCAGGTACCACACCAAACCTCACATCACCTGGTGCCGACAGATATAAAATTACTCTTACATTAGGTCTTAAATCACAAGCACCTGCAGGTTCTACATTCTTTGAACTATATCATGTAACCAAAGGATTGTTTACTCTTGTAAAAACAAAAGACAATAATCTAAATTATGTTGGCGATCTAATAAATCAACGTACAAAATCAATAAGTGGTAATTTTATTGAAAGAAATACAAGTGGAGAATTAAGCCTTACTGTAGAAAATGATTCTACCGATGATAATTATTTGGTATATTCAGTTACAGGCGGTACTGCATTTATTGAAGGTCAAAAGATTACACGTAAGTTTTTTAACACACAACGTGTTGAAAAACCAAGATCTCTTGTAAACGACATTCACACAGAAACCAATGAATTTGTTTCGGCACGCTATGGTAGTTATTTCCTTGCAGATAGTGCCTGGGGACTTCTTGGTAAAATAGATGATTATTCTGTTGTTAATTTATACACCATTGACAAGACCGGATCAAATCAATATCAACTTAGTTCTTTTGATTCAGCTGCTGGTGTAAACATTGGTACAGCAAGAATTAGACAAATCGATGAATATAACAATCAATATAGAATTCATGTTTTTGATGTAAGAATTACCGATGCTCAAAAGGGTATTAAAGATGTAATATCATTAGGTACAGATTCTGATAACCATGCTAACCTAGTATCTGTTTTGGGATCTACTGACATCTATGACAGAGCCGATGATAATCTGTTGTTCCCTTTAACAAGGGATAGAGTACAGACTATTTCTAATCTAACTACTACTATTGGTGTAATAAAAACCGATACTACAAGTGGTGCTGGTGTTGCAACAAATATTAACTCTACCGGTAGTAATACTCTTACTGATGCTGAGCAATGGCTGATTACAGTAGACAGCAGTGGAGAAATTTTCTCTGAAGCAGCTATTACCATTGCTGGAGATGGTCTATCTGCTTCTATAAGTGGGTTGCCATTTAACTCAGCTATTACAGTATTGGCATATGAAAATACAACACTAACACAAAAAGTCAAAACAATTTCTGCCAACACAACTGAGGCTGGTCTTTCTTTAAATTCAGACAATGAATTTAAACTTAACAAGGTTGACATTTATAAATTCATTAGTATTACAGATGATACATCTGGTGAAGATATAATGTATAAATTCCTAAAAGACAATGGTCAAAGAGACAACTTCTATTGTGCAGGTGGCGGTAAATTAAAGGCAGGAGTTTCAGCACCTGCAGGTACCATTACAGTTGTATATCAATATTTTGATCATGGTGCAGCACCTTCTGGATCTGGGTATTTTGGTGGTAAGGCTTCCTATCCAAGTCTTACATATGATAAAGTGCCTGTTTATACTACATCTACTGGCATTAAACAAAGACTTACCGATGTTATTGATATGAGACCTATTCAAGATCCAGTATCTGGTAACTTTGATACCGGTCAAGCCAGAATTGAACGCATACCGCGCAACACAGATACATTAACTATAGGCACTGCGGAATATTGGAAACCAAGAGTTGATATGATAACAATGGCACCTGACGGTAGGTTGCATTCTCATCAAGGCACATCAAGCTTTAGACTCTTAGAACCTAGAGATATTGATCCAACCCATATGATATTGCATAAGGTTACATTGGCTCCATATACCATTGACCATAAAGATCTTAACACATATACTTATGACAATCGTGGCTTTAAAATGTCCGACATAAGAAGTATGGAACGTAGACTGACTAATATTGAGGCTATATCGACCCTAAGTCAGACCGAATGGAAACTTTCTCAACTAACAGTGTATGACCCCGACAATCCAACTGATGTCAGACAGACTGAGGGTCTATCGGGTGATGGATTTAACAACCTTGCACAGACCTCATGG